CCCCGCCGCCACCACCGGGGTCGATATCCGCGCCCGCGCCCATGAGCGGCGGACGCATGGCCAGCGCCGTCTCGTCGATCCACTTCGGGTCGCCCGCGCCTGCGCCCATGTCGGTTTCGGGCCGAAATGATTCCTCGGCCTGGAACGGAACCCAGTCGCCTGGCGGCAGCGGTGGCGGCTGCGCGCGCGCCGAGCGGGACCGGGCGCGGATGCGGGCTAGCTCTTCATTGTTACCGTAGCTGGCCAGCGTCGGGTCGACGCCCTCCACACGGCGGAAGCTGGCCCCCTTCCACAGGGGGGTGATGTCCACGCCGCCGTTCGGGTTGAGGCTGGAGTCGTGAAGCATCTGGCCATTGCCCATGTAGATGCCAACATGCTCGGTGTTGGCACCCTTGCCCATGTTGTAGAAGACCAGATCACCCGGCGAAGCGTCAGCTTGATTGATCTCACGGGTTTGCTCCCACATGCTGCCCGTGTAGGCCGTCAGCGTCTTGCCGGTGGCCTTGCGATACGCCCAGGCCACGAACCCTGAGCAGTCGGTGGGCGCCATGGCGTCCTCGAACGACGTGCGTCCGCCCGCGCCGCCCCAGGCGTACTTGGTGCCGATGGCGGTCATGCCCACGTCGATGACGCTGGGTGTGCCGCGCCGACCGCTGGGGTCGGGGCGCGCGTACAGCGGCGACTGGGGCTTGACCCCAGGCGGCGGCTTGGGCTCCATCCCGGTGCGCCAGTCGTCGCGCGGCGGCTGGTCGGGCTCGGGCATGTTGTCGAACTGGTTGCCGATGCGGATGACCTTGTTCGACCACTCCGGATCGGTGGCGTAGCCCGCCGCATGCACCTCGCGCGTGAAGCCGCGCCAGTCGCCTGGGTTCTGCTTCAGGTACTGCAGCGCCTTCCCATAACGCGGGTTGTCGCGCAGGAACTGGGCGAAGTCGCGCGCCGATTCCTCATACCCCGAGTAGGCACGGAACGTGTCCTTGATGTTGACCCGTTGACCGTTGACGACCTCCCAGGTACCGACCGATCCGGTGTTGGCGCCGGTCTTGGGGTTCGACCCTTTGATGCCGAAGTAGTTCTCCCCAGCGACCGCCTTGCCCCAGCCCGTCTCGTTGCCAGGGATGGCCAGGAGGACCTGGTACGGGATACCGGTCTCCTTCTCGACCTGGCGTGCAGCGGCGTAGTTCTGCTGCACGAACGGATTCTGACCCGTGAGCGAGGGTCGCGCGGACGAGGGCCCTTGAGGAGGGGGCGCAGCTTGCGCCGCGCCGCTTTTCGCTACCCCCGCCCGCGCTGCCGTTTGGGTGGCGGCTGATCTCGTTGCAGGAAGCACACTCCTGGTAGGAGGGGCCGCTGGAGGCGGAGCGGACGACTCCGTCTCTGGTGAAGGTATATCAAGCGGAATCGCGTCTGTCAAGGAGCCTGGTGATTCAGCGTTCGGTATGGGCTGTGGGGCAAACGTTTCGTCTACCCGGGCAGGTGGTATGGCTTCTACATCCTCCCACCAACGGTCACGGCCAGGTGGTCCGTCCTGCCCTGAGCCCATGATGTCGGGCACTTCCCACCCACGCACCAGGTGCACTTTCTTGCTGGGGCGGGGCGCCCAGCCGGGTCTGACACGGTTAGGCAGCTTGACTGGGTCGGGTTCGGTGCTCAGCCAGCCTGGTGCAGGCACAGTCGTAGCCTAGACCCGGTACTGACCCGTCAGCTTCTGCTGGACCTGGGGCCCCCGTGCGCGCGACCACTGTCGGTTCTGCTCGTTCCAGAACTGCTCTGGCGCCTGGCCCCACAGTTCGCCCGTCATCTCTGCCCCCGCTCTGCCAAGCTCGCCGCCGCCCGCCGCCTGCATCGCCGTCACATCTGGGGTGCCGCCCGACGCCGCGTAGCGGTCTGCCATCTGCTGGCCGACCTGCTCCCACGCGCCTGGCCCCAGGGCCTCGATGTTAGCCCGGTAGGCTGCCTTCTGGAAGGGATCCCAGGCGCGCCAGTCCCCGAACGTGGCGGGCGCGTTCTGGCCGTACTCCAGACCCTGGTCGCCGCCGCCCGCCATCTGGGCGCCGACACTGCCGCCGCCCTGACCGCCCTGCACGGCGCCCATGGCGCTGTCGTACGTCCAGTTCTGTCCGCCCATCTGCTGGCCCGCCTGCGCCCCGCCGCCGCCCTGCTGGAACAGAGCCGGCTGACCTGCGGCACCGCCCTGGGCGCCGCCCTGCGCCGCGCCGCCTGCCGCGCCGCCCTGCTGTTGGTAGGCGTACATGTCGCCTTCCTCGTAACCCGCCTGGCCTGGCTGCGGCAGCGCGCCCGCCGCGCCCGCGTTGGCCTGGTCGAGGCCCAGGAAGCCTGGCGCGTTCTGCCAGCCGTACTTGTCGGCGTCGTACGGCGTCAGGATCTGGTTGACCAGATTGCTGATGTTCTGTCCGCCGGGTACGGCGGCGCCCTGGTAGTTGGGGCCAGGGGTCATGCCGGACAGGCGCTGCATCCACGGGTTCTTGAGCGCCGAGCCCAGGATCTCCATGCGCATCTCCTGCTGCTTCTGGAAGTCAGCGAACGCCTGCTCGCCCTGCTGCAGGTAGATCTGGTTGCCCTGCTGCATCTGCTGCAGCCGTATGGCGTTGGCGTCGCGCATCTGCTGGATTTCGATGTCGGCCTGGATGCGCTCGCGCTCGATGGCCTCCATGGCCTGGTTGTGGCGCGCGTCCTCGGCCTGCTTCTCGGCCTGCAGCCTGGCGTTGTCCTGGTGAATCTTCCAGTCCTGCTCCAGCTTGGCCACGGCCTCCTGGTGGCGGTTGTTCTCCGCCTCGCGCCGCTGGGCCACCTCGGCCATGCGCGTCTCGCGCTCCATGTCGATGCGCTTGTTCTCGGCGTCGATGTTGGCCTGCTGGCTGGGCGTGATGCCGATCACCTCGCCCGGGTCATCGTCGCCGTCGGCGCCCGCGCCCATGTTGTGCGGGTCCCAGTACAGATCCACGTCCTGCCCCATGCCCATCGACTTGGCGATGTCGCCTGGCTGGGGCGGGGTGACCCCACCTTCCAGGCCAGGCGGCAGAGCGGGCATCCCTCCCGCAGCCCCAGGCGGGGAACCGGTCCCGCCTGGGGGCCCCATCATCTCGGTGCCAGGGACTGGTGGGAGGTTGCCCATCGGCCCGAGCGCGGGTGTGGGGTCCTGCGGCTGCCCTTGTTGATCCCGCACCGCCCAGTGTAGGTGCGATCCGGTGGTGTTACCAGACGATCCAACCTGGGCCAGGTTCTGACCTTTCGCTACAACCATGCCACGATACGCATCTGTGCCGCTCAGGTGCCCCAGTTTGTGCTGCATGCCCTGCTGGTCGCGCACGATGACCGTCAGGCCCAGCCCGTCGGGATCGTTGCGCACCTCCTCGACGATGCCGTCTGCAGGAGCAACGGTCGGCGCGCCCTCCTGTGCCTGCAGGTCGACGCCCGAGTGGAACGGCTCGCCCTCGTTCATCGGCTGGCCGAACCGGTGCCCGATGCCCGCTACTTCGCCTGGGGGCACAGGGGGTTGCCAGCCCCCCATCTGACCCCCCGCCGGTTGACCCATGCCAGGTGGCGCACCCATGGGGGCGGGTGACGCGCCCATGGGTTCGCCAGGTCCCTGACCAGCGCCCAGGCGCTGCTTGATGGAGGTCACGATGTCGGGCAGCTTGATCTCGGGCCCAGGCGCATGCCCGCCTGGCAGCTTCGGCAGGGGCACAGGGATGTGCCCGCCCGTCGGCAGCGACGGCGGCTTGAAGATGCTCGGCTGGTTCAGGATCTCGTGCCACGGCGGGGCGGGCGTGTGTCCGCCCTTGATCTCGCTGGGGTCGAAGATTGTGCTGTTGTTGCGGTCGCCCCAGTCCTCACCAGGCGCCAGGTGCCAGAGCCAGTTCTCGATATCATCCCTGCCCACCGGGCCCTCGTCGACGGGCGGCTTCTCGGGGCGGCTCGGATCGTAGATGAACGGCTTGTCCCCAGGCGGCTCCTTGATCGGGTCCCAGCCCTGCACGTCGCGCAGGAAGTCCTGACGCGCGCGCTCGATCTGCTCTTGCTCCTCGGGCGACGCCTGCTGCTCCCACTCGGCCCGCTTGCGCGTCTGCCACTGATCGACGAACGCCTGCTGATCCTCGGGCGACAGGTCGAAGAAGCCGTCGGGCAGGTCGTGCTCTATGCCCGGATTGTCCTCGAAGAGTGACGGGTGGCGGAAGCGCTCGGTGGCTTTCTCCCACGCCGCCCACTGATCGGGGCCCGACGGGTTGAAGTCGTCGGGGTCACCGGTGCGCTCGGACGGCTGGTACAGGTCATCCTCCAGGTCGCGGTCCATGCCGTACATCTCGCGCCGCCTGGACTCGGGGTCGAAGTCATCCTCTCGCTCGCGTGCGAGGCGTTCGTTCAGACGATCAACCTGGGCCTGCCGGAGTCGATCCTGCTCTTCGGGCGGCAGGCTCTGGCCCCACTCGTTGACGAACTTGACCTGATCGTCGGGCCACCACTCGTCGAAGTTCTCGGGGAAGGGGGCGTTGGGGAAGTCGCGCCGCAGCCTGTCGGCGTTGGTGATAGCGTCCGGGTCTCCGCCCGCGCTGCGCTCCTGCCAAAGCTCGGCGCCCTCCTCGAACACATCTGAGGGGTTGCGGCGGCGGGTGACCTCTGAGGTGCCGATGGTCTCCTCGGGTCGGTTCGGGTCGCGCGGGTACTGGGTGTCGCCCTCAAGGGACGGCTCGCTGGTCCAGTCACTGGGCCCCCGTGGAGCCAGGTCGCGCGAGTTGGCCACATCGAAGCGCTCCTCGGGCGAGGCGCGCTCGATATCTTCGCGCCCGAGCCCGATGATGCCGCGCATGAGCGGATGGCCTTCCAGGTCGGGCGGGCTCATGTTGCCGCCACCACCCTGGATTTGAGGGTGCTCGGGGTCCCAGAAGCGCTCCTCGGGCTGCGACGCCTCGTGCTCCTGGCCGTGCTGGCGCAGCCAGTTGATGAAGTCCTTGTAGCGCTGCGGGTCGATGTCCCACCAGTTGCCCTCGCGCGGGTCCATGTCGGCCCCCGCGCCGTACTCATCCTCTTCCTCTTCGGCCATCCAGTTAGGATTCTTCGGCAGCCCCGCCTCTGCTTCGTAACCCTCAGAGCCGGGGTAGCCCTCCTCACCGTAGTGCGGTGGGGCCGTCTTGAGGTAGTCGATGCCGGTCAGGTTGCCGTGCTCGTCGTAGTGCGCGATGTCGCCTGAGGAGGTGGTCTGCTTGCTGGGCGGGCGCAGCGTGCCCGACAGGCGCGGGTCGGAGCCTGGCCAGCCTGGCTTGAACCGTTCGCCCGCCCCGCCCATCTCCTCACCGGCGGTCTTCTCGGTCGGCTTGACCTCGGTTACCTCGATGCGCGCGCTGGGCGCGGTCTCCGCTCCGGTCTTGCTGACCGACGTGGAGGCGGCGGGCGCGGCGGGCTTGTCGAGCCCTGACAGGCTCTCGCGCATCCTGCCGATGGCGCTGCGCGTGCTCTCGGGCAGCGGCCCCGCCTCGAACGTCTTGGTGTCCCCGCCGTAGTAGTGCACGGTGGCCTTGCCGCCGCGCCGCACGATGAAGTCGCCCGAGCCCAGCGCCTCGGTCTTGGGGTGCTCAAGCTCCAGCAGATCCTTCTCGATCCGCGAGCGAGCCTCCAGCGCACCGATCTTGCCGGTCTCGACATCCGCCTTGGCCTTGGCGATGTCGGCGCGCGTCTTCTCCAGGCCCAGTTCCTGAGTCTCCTTCCAGTAGGGATCTCGGAACAGTTCCTTCATCGTCCCCTTGGGGTCGCGGGGGTCGTACTCGTACGTGATGCCGTTGTATTCCTTGATGATCCGGTCTTTGGGCGCCTCATACAGCACCTCGGCCTTGCCGTCGTCCTTGATGCCCAGCAGCGTGTTGCCAAGCTGGATGCGCTTCTTGGCCGCGTCGGGCTTGCCCACCCGCATCCTGTGCCCGGTGTTCTGGTTGAGCAGCCAGGTCTGACCCTCGGCGTCCTCGAACGTGCTGAAGAACGGCGTGGTGCCCATCGCCTGGTCGTAGCGCAGTTCGGCTTCCAGGATCTGGGCGTCGTTGTCAGCGGTGTCCTTGTCGATGGCTGCCCGGGCCTTGTCCTTGGCCACCTGGCGCGCGCGTGCGGTCGCCGCCTTGTCCTCCTCCCAGTTGCCCTGGGCGTTGACGGTCATCACGGTCACCGCCTCGCCCTCGCCCACCTCCTTGCGGTCGCCCGGATTACCGCGCGGCATATCCGCGCCTGGCTCGTCGCCAACGGTAATCGGCTTGGTGGGGTTGGTCTTGTCGACCACCACGCGCTTGGACTTGCCGTCGGAGCCGACGATGGTCGTGACCACCAGGTTGTCGGCGCCGCCGCTGGTGCCCGCGCGACCCTCGATGTCCTTGCGGATGTCCTCGGGCAGCGTGAGCGTCGATGGCATGCCGGTCAGCGGGTCGGGGTTGCCCGACGGCGAGTAACCCTGCACCAGGCGGTTGGGCCGCGACGGGTCGTCGGGCACCAGCCACAGGAAGGCAGGGCGCCCCTGCGGGAACTGCGCATCAGCCGCCGAGCGCACGATCTTGTAGCGATAGCCCGACGGGGCGGGACCGGCAGCCGCCTCACCGATGCGCTGGTCGTCCGTGGCGGGCTGGCTGGGCGTGGGTGCGGCGGGCCGTGCCTGGGAGGGAGTCACGGCCCCCGCGTTGGGGTCGGCCGGGTCGTCATCCAGACCCGTCCAGCCACCCTGGGTGATGTCGCGGTCAGGACGCCTGCCCTCCTGACCCGCGCCGAAGGAACTGGCGTTGCCGCTCATCGAGCCGCGCTGGTCGAAGTCGCGGATGTCGGGGCCCGCCGCCTGGATCTGCGGCCCTGGCCCTGTGCCGAACGGGTGCTGGGCAATCGGCGGCTGGCCTGGCGAAAACGTATTGTCCCTCAAGGCCTGCGTGGGACTGTAGCGTCCTCCCTGCTCTGAGCCGGGCGGCATGCCAGGGTTGGCGATGCCAGGGCCGACCGTTCGGCCCCAGTCAACCCCCGCCCCCATTGACTTGGGGCGCAGGTCGTCGTGCGGCAGCAGGCTGTAGTTCAGCCGATCCTGCGGCGCCAGCGAGCCAGGCCCGTGCACCTCGTTGGTGTCGGGGGTGTAGTTGATGTAGTGGGCGGGGGCCTGCGTCCCAGGCGGCGAGGCCAGGATGTGCGGCGCGGGGTACTCGTGCCCCGTCATGCTGTTCTCGGCCAGCAGGCGCTGACGCGGCCTGGTCGTCTCGCGCGTCGGTGGCTCCCAGAATCCTGGCATCAGCGCTCCAATCTGCGGCGATGCTTCGCGTTTAGCCGGGCAATAGGCTGGCCCGTGCGGCCGTCCAGAATCTCAACGGCGCCGAAACCTTCAGGCCCGAGCCCATCCCAGCGTTCGATATAACGCTCAGGGGCAGACGATCCGACCAGCCGCTGGTGCATGAAATCGGCAGTCCCGGGCTGTGGTTGCTGGAACACGGGCCCAGGTGGGGCCATATGGATGTCTGCATCGGGCGGCGCGTGGTAGGTGTCATGCAGCCTCCGCAGCAGGCTATCGGACTCGTGCATGGTGGGCATCCAGGTACTCGCGGATGACCTCGGCCGCGCCGTCGTCCAGCGGGAAGTCCCCGGAGACGACGCGGTTCAAGAACTCACCCTGGTTCTTGTGAATCTTCGCTGGGCTGATCCGCTTCCGCCCGATGGGCGCGTGATCCTTGTCGTCGTGGGCGACGATCTCCAGCGCTCTCGGCACCTCGCTCATGATCCGCCTGAGGTTTGCTCCCGCCATGTTCCTGCTCCAGCATCAGCAGGTCGCCGCCGGTCTTGTCGCTGACCTTGACGCCCAGGGCCCTGGCCATCTGGATCAGCGGCAGCACAAGTGGCGGGTCGACCTTGAAGGTCTGCACGGCGTCCCAGTCAGGCGCCGCCTCGATGGCCACAACGTAGGTGTCCCCGCGCCCGACGTACAGCGCAACCCTCTGGGATGGGGTATTGGAGGCAGTCTCAGCGGGCTGGAACACGGCGGGCGCGGGTCGCCGCATGATAGCGCTGGCAGACACCGGCTCGTCGTGGATGGGCTCGGCTTGCCACTCGTGGTTGTAGGTCATGTTAGGCACGTGGTCCTCACCGCACTGGTAGCACGGCGGCTTGGGGATGCGCGCGGCGTAACCCGGTGTGCCAGGCACCATGGCCAGGCTGTGCAGGTCAGGCGAGCCAGGAGCACCGCCTGACCGCGCAGCGCGGATGTCTGGGGTAATGGAGGGCGCGGCGGGCCTCAAGGACTGAAAAAGACCCAGCGCGTCGTCCCCAGCCACGCGGCTACTCTATCACCCGAGCGCGCGCGCCTGTCCGCGCACGTCAGGGGGTTGACCGCCCGGTCTGCCGGAGCCTCGGGCGCCGCCGTGGGAGGCAGCCGCCTTGCTGATGGCCTGGCCCGCCGGTGCCACGCCGCCGCCACTCGGGCCACCCATGGCGGGCGGCTGCTGCGTTCCACCCTGGGGGTTCATGGGGCTGTTCTGCGGCATCTGCTGCTCCAGCAGTTTCTGGCTCAGGGCGATGAAGCGCTCGCTGTCCTCTCCAAACCAGTTCTTGACGCGTTCGAGACCGACCTGCTCGACCACGAACGGCAGCGCGTCGACCGCTTCGCGTACAAGTTCATCGAGCCATTCCTGCGGGTTGTCCGTGGCCCCCGACAACTCGATGGATGTGCGATGCGGAATCCACTTGTTGGCCTGCAGGGCCTGGAGGGCTTTCCATTGTTCGAGCATGGCAGGGTCGAGGCGCCGTCCCAGGCTGACCTCCCAGCCGTCCCAGTAGCCGTCGATGTCCTCGGGCTTGATGGTCATCTCGCCCATGTCTTCACCGTTACGATCCTTGCCCGGAACAGGGAGGGTGAGCCTGTCCTGAAGGCACACCTCAAGCTGCATCGCCGCGAGTTCGAGAGCCCGAGTAATGCTGCGCACAATGGCGTCTTTGGCACTCTCGATCTTGAGGGTGCGCATACTCTGGATGGCCCACAACTGTTGCGCCGAGCGCGTCCCCTCGGCGGAGCGTGGGCCCTGGGCGACGCCGTTACGCTGGATGTAGTTGTCGACGACGGAGTTGGTCTGCAGGAGTTCGTCCGGTACTGGCTGCCCCTCCAGCATCTGCAGGTACTCCCCGATGCGCTGGTCGATGGGGATGTACTGGCCCGGCCGAATCTGGATCTCGCGGCCGTCCTTGGTCCAGCCGAGATAGGTCCGCCAGGCGTTGATGGCGAGCATCCAGACCTGCATCGTGAGGACGTTCGACTCTATGGGGTATAGGCCAGCCGCGTTGGTCAGCATGCCCCGGTACTTGCGCTCCATCTCGTCGAAGGTCAGTTCCCTGAACGGGGCGATGACGTACGGCACCTCGGGGTAGCCGTGCTCGGCCACGCCCCGGTAGGGACCGTTGCCGCCCACCTCGAACAACGGGATGTCGTTGAGCATCAAACACCGGTAGCGGCCGATCCACACGTCGTCGACCCACACCAGTTCGTCGGGGCTCATGTTCTTGAGCGCGTCGCGCGTGGCCTCGTAGCGGGCGAACGCGTGCAGCGCCTCGACCTTGCTGGTCTGGTAGTGCTCGACCACGACCAGGATCTCGCCGTCGTCGGCCTCGCGCCAGCGCACCACCCTGGGGTCCCTACGCTGCCACACGATGGGGTTCTTGCGCCTGTGCCTGACCTCCCACACCGTCTCGGTGTCGGCCTCGTCCCACTCGATCAGGCGCGCCTCGAAGTCCTCGTCGGCCTCGTCGGTGTAGCGCTCGGGCTCGGGGCCGCGCGCCTCCAGCCCGATGGGCTTGTTGGGCCACAGCGACCGGTCGACCATGACGCGGAAGATCCCGACGCGGCGGATGACCATGTCGGTAGGTAGCTGGCGCAACACATCCTTCTGCTTGCGCCAGGAGTGCAGCATGGCCTTGCCGAAGCGTGTCAGCTTCTCGGCTTGCTTTCGATACTTCTGGCGACTCCGGGCTGGCCGAACATGCACGGATATGTCAGGAGGAACCAGCGAGTCGATTGCGGCATCGGCGTCAGCAGGCGCCGAGCCCGTCTTGACCGCCAGCCGTCCGCCGGGCGATTCGACATCGAAGACCTGGAAGTACAGGTCCTCCTCGTCCTCCATCGCCTCATCCAGGTCCCCCCACTCGGCGTTCAGGTGGTCGCGCCAGTAGACGACTTCCTCGTACGTCGGCTTGTCGTCTATCTCCGACCGGTACATGCTGTCGGGATGTTCGTCTGAATCCATCATCTCGCAACGCTCAGGTACGACCGTGGCTCGTACGGGCCGTGTTGATGATAGGTGCGCATCTCCTCGATGAACATGCGCCCGCGCGACTGGGGCTGACGCGCCAGGACCTCGGGCGGTATGCGCTGGGGTATCACATTCTCGGTGATGTCAGGCTCCAGGTGGGTATCCAGGTAGCTGTACGCCGTGCCGCCCTCGGGCTCACCCTCAAAACGCTTTTTGACCCACACGTAGTAGCCCCACGCGTCCATGGCGTGGTTCATCCAGTCGCGTGGCTTTTCCAGGTAGTTCTCGTTGGTTGATTTCGCACGCTTGTCGTAGGTGTAGACCTTGGCTTCCTCGATAAAGTGGACGCAATGCCTGTCCACCCGCATCCGCGCACAGCTTCTGAGGTACTGCAGCGTTGGCCCGACGAGGTGCTCGTCGTTGAGGGATTCTTCGACCTGAATGACCAGCGCCCGCTGCTCATCCTCCGGCAGCAGATGATCCGTGTCGGGCGCCTGGCCCATGTCCTCCAGCAGAAGGTTCACCCGGTTGCGATAGAAACGGTAGAACCGGACGGGGTCACGGAGTTGGTTGCGCATGAACGGGATGCGCTCGTGAATCTGCGGCTTCTTTTCAATGCAGTAGGCGGGAAAACCCATCCGCTGCCAGCGGCGCATCTCCTCAGGCTGGGCGGAGTCGACGATCATGTCACCGACGCCCTCGATCTCCCACTGTGGAAGCAGCGCACCCTCCGGCGATATCTGGTGGGCCTGCATCCACGGGCGGGAGCACAGTATCTCGGCCAGTTCCTCTGTCGACCGATGCGTTTCGTAGATCTCGTCAAACACCACGGTCATGTCGGTATATTCCTGGATGCAGAGCACGGCGTAGGGGTTGGAGCCACCCGACGGGTCTACGGTCAGGATAACCGGCAGGTCCGGGTTGTAGTCCACGTCAGTGACGTGGACCTTTTCCTTGAACTGCGGGAAGACACGGGAACGGCTGCTCGCTGGGATGCCGCCGAACTGCTCCAGGAACTCGTAGGGCTCCATCTCCTTTGCCGCCTGGGCCAGGGCGGGAGTCTGGCGCCCCTGTGGGAAGGCATAGAAGTTGATTTCGTAGGAAGCGTCCTGGAACATCTCCCATGCGGCTTCCGTGCCGTTCTTGGCCATTTCGGTCCGGGCGTCGAGCGCCTTCTGGTGGAAAAAGTCGCCCTCCCCCTCCCACGATGAGATCAGGAGCGCCTGCCCATTGCGATCCGTAAGCGGCGGAAGAATCGCGCGCGTCCACGCCTCGGGATAGATCTGAGCCGCTTCATCCACGATTGCCAGGTCGATGGCCGCACCGGCGGCTGTCCAGACGTTTTCAAGGGAGATACCCTCCAGCCTGGCGCCGTTGTCCAGGATGCACAGCTTCTCCTGGTTGGTGTCGCGCACGGTGCGGGTCTTCAGGCCGTGGTCGCGGACCATCTCCATGACCTTGTCGAAGGCGCGCGAGACGAGCTTCATGGTCGGCGCGGCCAGCCAGATCCACGACCGGGGCCGCAGCCAGGCCACGCCGATGGCCTCCATGGCTGCCTCCGTGGTCTTGCCGCCGCGCCGTCCCCAGGCGGCAATGCGAAACCGAGCGTGGGAGCGCGCAAGTGCCTGCTGACCCACCCAGTGCCCGGGTAGTCCCTGCTGCTCCCAACGCTCGGTTTCGTCCTGCAGCGCGTGGTACTCGCGCAGACGCAGGTCAGGTGAGTCACGCTCACCGACCCACCTGAGCCTGCGCTTCAGGTCAAGCTCCGCCTGCGGGTCGTCGGGAATGAACAGCCCGTGCGGTCGGAAGTTGAAGTGCTTGAACGCCTCGAAGCGCTCCTCGGGCAGCACGGGGCGGAACGGGGCGACGCGCGCCGCCGCCCTGTCCTCCCACTGCTTGAGCCAGTCGTCGCTGCTCACGCGCGCCAGGCGCGAGAAGTCCAGCCCCGCCAGCCCGGTGAGCGTCGTCTGCGGCATCAGGACCCCGAGAAGATACGCCGCAGCAGGTCGAAGATCTGCATCACGGCGAAGATGACGACGACGGCGGTCACCAGGATGATGCCCAGCGCCGTGATGCGCGCCTCCCAGCGGTCGGTGAACACCCCCCTGCGGCGCTTCAGTTCGACAGCTAGGCTGAGCACCAGACCCACCGACGAGTCGCGCTGGTCGTCACGTGTGGCAGGTTTCTCCGGCTCGTCGGCCATTGAGGTCCCCCAAGCATACGCTGGGCGGCATCAATACCTCTTCCCCTTGGGCGCCACAGCCGGCGGTTTACCGGCGCTCTTCTTCATCGTGGGCTTGCTGCCGCCGCTCTTCTTGGTGCTGGACGCGCTGACCTTGCGCGCGCGCTTGTCGGCGCCCGCGCCGACGCTGCTCGCACCCTGCTGCGCCATCTGGCGGTTCTTCTCCTCCTGGGTCTGAGCCTCCATCTGGCCGCGCATCTGGTTGGCGCGCCCCTCCAGGGCCCAGTTCTGCACCGGTGGCTGACCAGGACTGCCCATCTGTGCGCCCACACCGCCTCCGCCGCCTGGGATGAACCCGCTGCTGCCCCCTATCGGCTCCTGGATCGGACGCGTCTGCCGTTGCTGGCGGTACTGCATCTCCGCCTGGCGCGCGCGCTCCTGGTACGGGTCGTAGCCAGGCTGCTGGCGGCGCAGGTCCCGCTGCGGGTTCCACTCCATGGTCCGCATCTGCTCGTTGCCCGTCGGCGCGGGCCCGGTGTTCGCCCTCGGCAGCGGCGCGCCCATGTCGTTGCTGGGGTTCATCGGCCGCTGCTGCGGGCGCTGCGGCTGTTGCGGCCTGCGCTGCTGCGGGTAGCGCGCCTGGCTCTGCTGACGCTGCATCTGGCGCTGGCGCTGGGCCTGCAGCCACTGCATGTCCTCGGGCGACAGCATCACTTCTTCCTTCGGGGTGGCGGCGCCTTGCCCTTGGCCTTGGCCTTGGCCCTGGGCGGGCTCTTCTTCTTGGGTGGCGGCTTGCCGCCGCCTGGCGCGCCGAACGGCGGCGGCATCTCACCGGCGAACGGGTTGCCCGCCTGGGGCTGAGGTGGTGGG